AGGAGATATAATTGATGCAGAAGCTTGGCGAAAGGGAGGACTGAATAACTATAAAAAAAATCCAGTTATCCTATTTAATCATGATTATCATAGACCTATTGGAAGAGCTATTAGTATAGATTCTACTAATAGAGGTCTAGAATTAGAAGCAAAAATTAGCAAAGCTGCTGAAGGTGGTATTTGTGGACTTATTAAAGATGGTGTTCTTGGAGCTTTTTCGGTTGGTTTCATTATCAAGGACGCTGATTATATAGAGGAAACCAACGGATTAAAGATTAAGGATGCTGAACTGCTTGAAGTCTCGGTTGTAACCGTGCCTTGCAATCAAGAAGCTACTTTTTCTCTGGCTAAGTCTTTTGACTCTATCGAAGAGTTTGAGGACTTTAAAAATACTTTCACCAATCGTGTAGATCTAGCCGGTCAGTTACTGGCTAATAAAGAGGCGAATGCCTCGAAGATAGCTAGTAAAACACCGGGTGTGGCAAATAAACTTTTTGCCAAAAAGGAGATCAATATGGACGACGAAAATAAAGTCGACTTGGAAGCTTTTGCTAAGAAAGTGGCAGAGGAAACTGCTACCCGCATTGCAATGGACCAAGCGAAAACAAAGGCTAAAGAAGCTGAAGCACAAGAAGCCGCTAGAGTTAAGGCGGAAGAAGAAGCAGTAGAAAAAGCTGCTTCAGAAGCTAAACATAAGAAAGAACTAGAAGCGGCAGTACTAGCTGGCTCAGAAACTAGTGCAGAAAGACTATTAAAGGATTTCGCAGAACAGCTAAAGGCGAAGGATGCTGATATTGCTAGTGTACTAGCTCAATTTAAGAAAGATCTTGAGGAAAAGAATGATGAAATCACTAAAATGCGTGATTCAAAACGTATGTTTGCTGATAATGGTGGAAACGTAAAAGACGTTATTAGCAAGTGGGGACAAGAGTTCCTTAATGCTCATATGCTAGGTATTATGACTCGTAAGGGTTATGAAACTGATTATGCTAAAAGCATTATGCAAAAAGCAGGTATTGATTATGTTAGTAATGCTCCTGACATTGATCAGGAAGTTTCTAGCCGTATCGAAAAAGAAATTCAACGCGAACTTAAAGTTGCAAGACTTTTCCGTGAATTCCAAGTAAATGGCGCAGCTACAGTTCTGCCTATCCAACTAGATGTTGGACTAGCTGATTGGGCAATTAATGCTACATCAGGTAACTTGCAAAACCGTACAAGTCCGACTGCTGATACTTATCAACCTAGTCAGGTAATTTTGAATGCTTACCGTTTGGTATCTAGTACTTATATGGATAATGACGTAGATGAGCAAGTACTTGTTAACTTGATGCCTATGCTGATTGAAGGTGTTGCTCGCGCACACGCTCGTACAGTAGAAAGCACAATACTTCTAGGGGATGGATTCTCAAGCCCTAATATCGGTGGATTGGATTCATATGCTGCAACATATTCAGCTCAGATTGACTTGGATACAGTGAGTGTTGCAACAGGTGATAGTGCTGTACTGACAGCTGATCTACTATTAGGTGCCCGACAAACAATGGGTAAATATGGTATTAATCCTGCAGATCTAGCTTACATTGTAAGTCAAAATAGTTACTACGACTTGCTTAGTGATTCCAACTTCCAGACTCTAAATGAAGTGGGTAACGATCTAGCCGTTCGTGTAACAGGTAGCCTTGGAGCCGTTTATGGTACTCCAGTTATTGTTTCTGATGAGTTTGCAGCAGAAGCAAATGATGTAGCTGCCGCATTTGTAGTTTACACACGTAACTACATTATACCACGTTTGCGTGGTGTTAAGGTAGAAACCGACTACGAAGTTATGAATCAACGTCGTGTAATTGTGGCTTCACAATCACTTGGCTTTGAAGAAATTCTAGCCGGTGGCAGTGGTAACGAGCCATCTGTGAAGATTACATTTACTGCGTAATCTCAGTAGAAGCTGGGGGAGAAATCCCCCAGTTTTTCCTAAGTGACTTATGACTGATTTAATCACTCTTGTTGAGTATAAATCCTTTAAAGGAATTGAGGGGACTAAAGACGATCCTCGTCTTAATCTTCTTATTGCTTCTGTAAGTCAATTAGTAAAAACTTATTGCGCTACTAGTTTTGTAGATTACTATACTAGTGATAAAACTGAGTATTTCAGTTTAGATTATCAAACCCCAGTTATTCAGTTGACAGAGGGGCCTGTAGTTTCTATAACTAGTGTTAAAGAAAGAACTAGCTACGCTACTGATTATGCTACGTTAACTACTACAGCTAA